CTTTGCGAACCGTGACCGTGATCATCACTTCTTTATAGTGAAGCTGTTCGGTGTCATCGATTTTGTCGAGGCCAACTGCGCGCATGATGCTCGCAAGGTCTCGCTTAGCAATATCGACAGCGGTGGGGTTTGGGTTAACGAGGTTCAGTCGATCCCAGATCTTTCGATCGGTGTACTGACCATCAGTGATCTCCCAATCCAACTGCAGGTACTGACCAGTACCAGCCTTCGTTGGCTTCATCTGACTCTCGGTGATCATTGCTTTGTAATCGCCCGCAGGAATAGGGGCGTACTTGCTTGGGGTCGGCGCTAACTCAGGCGCGCTCGTTACGTCAAATGCAAAACTCGTCATTTCGTTTCTCCGTTTATTGCGGTTGCTATTGCTTCTTGGAATGCCGACCAGGACAGGTCGATCTCGTCGGGTAGCCCGTAGCGATTCTTCGCTACGAACCCAGGCTTCTCGTTTGCGCACAGCACACGCTCTCCAGTGCTGACGCCGCGCACGCGCGTTTGTCCAAAGCCCTTGTCTTCTTTCTTCGTTACCACTACGTGCTTCGCGAACAGCACGGCATCGACGCTCTCTTGGACGAGGCCGCTCGCTTTTGCGTGTAGCTTGATTTCGTATCGGTCGTAGGTGTCGGAGTCAGGCGACTCAAACTTTCTGATGTGTGTGTGCGCGATCATGATGATCGCCATGCCCTTGCGCGCGCGGAGCGCGTTGAGCGCCGCCATCAGCTCGCGCCAATAGTCGAGCGCGAACACGTAGCCCTTCCCGTAGCCGAGCTTCTCGATCGAGTCGATGCCCTGGGTCTTGCAGACTTCCTTCCAGATGATCGGCTCAAGGTGATCAAGGCTATCGATAACGAGCGTTTCGTAATCGTGCTCGTGCTCGATCAGGCTCGCGATAGCCTCAAGCGCCTCGGCAAAATCTTTGACCTGCGGGAACGCGTTGATCTCGAGCGTGCCTTCGCCGGCCTCAGTTTGCAGAAACACGGGGTTTGGCGCTTGCGCGCCGAGCGTCGTCTTACCGACGCCGGCTTGCCCGTACACCACAATGAAGGGCGGCTTGAGGCCGCTCGTCTTTTTGATCGCAGATAGATCAAACGCCATCGTTCACCTCCACCGTCACGTTGGGTTTTGCGGGGGTGGCGGTTATCGCGTCGGCAAAAATCGCGTAGACCTCTGGTTCGTTGTTGCGCAGGTACTTTAGGCGCGGCTCATCGAGCAGCTCTTTCACTTTCAGCGGCAACAAAGCCTCGGGGATTTTCTGGCGCACCTTGAGGAGCTTCGTGCCGTCAAGCTTGTAGTTGGTTGAGTTCTTTAGGACAACCTTCTTGCCCATTGGCGTGTGCGTCGTCGCGCTGCCTTCTTCGCGTGCGTTAAGCAGGGGGATTAAAGATTGTTCGATTCGAAGAAGCTCAGCCTGGTTGCTCTTGATGAGCTGCTTCATCATCAGCCATTGGTCGGCCAATGCATCGATTGAAGGTTGGTTCGTTTGTGTTGCGTGTTGCATCGTCTCTCTCCGTTACGTCGTGTCAACGGAGATTAGACGATTTGTGTATCAGATGTAAACCATTATTTTACATCATGCAGAATGGACCTGCGGTACGGCCTGAAGCATCGGCCAATTGAGGTAGATGTTTTTCTCTTTCGCGTAATCGATGAGAAGTTTGTGCAAGCGTTTCGGCACGTAGCGAACGTGAACAGCGTGTTGCCAGCAGAAGCAGATTGAGATCGTGTATCCCTCTGTGATCAAAACGCCGTTTGTGGTGATGGCTTTTTGAAAAACTGGATTCGTCTCGATCGACTTTTGTATCACCCGATTGTTGAGGAACCGCGACCAACCCATCGGCTTATGCGCGAGGCTGTAGAGGTCTGGCCTTTCTTCGTTATTGATGATGAAGTAGGTGGTGCCGTAGGCGTTGGTGCCTGCCTGCGTCAGTTCGGTTAGAAACGATTCGTCGATCGTTCGCTTAATTTCTTTTTCTGCAATTCTATTTCGCATCACTTGAAGGCCGTCCTATCTGACGAGCTTTCAGAAATTGATTCTTTACCATCAACAGCGCCTCAAATTCATCATCGCTCAGTAAATCGATGTCACCGAACTGATCGGCGCGAGTCGCTTTGGGCGCGCCCTCGAGGAGAACCTCCTCAAGTAACCAACTAGGTGCCACATTAAACAGTTTCGCGATCGCCGCCACTGCGGATCGTCGGGGCAGTCTCGACAAGTCTTTCACCGAGTCGGACTCCCATCTTGCTATCGCTGCATGACTCGTTGGCTCGCCCAATTTGGTCAGTTCATTTGCCATGGTACGCAGACTCATGCCGCGAGCCTCGCGAAGCTTTTTCAGTCTGTGTGCAAAGGTTTGGCTCATTATTCCTTCCTGGGGAAACGGGCAACAACTGTAAACCAAAACTATACAGACAAGCAAGAAATCGCTTTTTAGCAAACTGATAGACAAATAAAAAGCCTCAAACAAAAAGTTTACACAGTGGTAAGTTAGGCGTTACGATTGCGCCTTCACCAGGGAGGCAAGGCATGACACCGAACAAAGTTTGGGACGAGATCAACATCAGCCAACTCGCGAAAGAGCTAGAGGTCACGCGCATGGCGATCTATCGATGGCGTCGATCTGAGCGCGGTATCCCAGACCGCAGGATCATCCAGATCGAGCAGGCAACGGGCATCGATCGGGCTGAGCTTCGCCCTGACCTCTACAAGCGATGAGCGGGGCGCTAGCGATGGATCGCAAAGACTGGGCGTGGGATCTTTGGCAGCGGGGGCTCACGGTCTTGCCCGCGCATCCTATTCAAAAGCGGCCGCTCGTGAGCTGGGAGCGTTATCAGGTAGAAGAGGTTAGCGAAGACCTGATGAACTATTGGACCAGCTCCGCGAAATTTTCTGAGTGCAATTGGGCGCTCGTCACCGGCAAAGAATATGTGGTAGTCGATGCCGACTCGCTCGATGCCATGATCTGGGTTGAGAACAATCTGCCGTACACGCCGCTCAAAGTCAGCACGAGCAGAGGCAAGCATTTTTATTTTAAAGCGAACCCCGAATCCCCGGTTCGATCGAGCGCCAACCCGGACTCGAAGATTGACGTGCGCGGGCAGGGCGGCATCGTCATCGCACCTGGCTCGATTCATCAGAGCGGCAAGACTTACACCATCGAAAAAGAAATCGGCATCGATGATCCGTTCGATGGCGTGCCCATGTGGCAGGCCAATTTCGCAGACTTGATCGATGCCGAGAATAAACCGACCAACGTCGTCGCGATTCACGGCGGGCCGCAGGGCACGCCGCAAGGCGGCTGGCACGAGCGCATGATCAGGGAAGTTGGCAGCAAGGTGATGCGTGACTATACCGACCAAGAAATCCTCGCAGAGGCGCCGGCCTGGACAGAGCCGGGCTACACGGTCGAGGAAACGCTCGAAGAGTTTCAGGTGGCGATCGATGGGGCTCGCAAGAAATGGAGCGAATCGCTCGAGCGCAGGCGGGCGCAGAAAGAACAGGAAGTCGCGACAGCAAGCGAGGCGCGGCGCGCAGCGCTGGCGCCGAGGCCTTTTGTCCTGGCAGATCCGGCTGCGATCCCGCCCAGGCAGTGGGTGTATGGGCGCCACTATATAAGACGATTTCTGAGCGTGACGGTCGCGGCGGGCGGCTCAGGCAAGACGGCACTCACGCTGACCGAGGCGGTTGCAATGGCAGCGGGCAAGGACTTGCTCGGAACAGAAACGCTCCCTCGCCGGGTTTGGGTCTGGAACCTCGAAGACCCGCTCGAGGAACTGCAGCGACGCATCGCGGGCATCTGCCAGCATTACAACGTCAAGCAAGAGGACTTTGCTGACCGGCTGTTTGTGAACAGCGGTCGCGACAGCAAATTGCTGATCGCTGAGAGCGAGCGCGGCGAAGCCGCGCTGACGCCCGCCGTCGATGAGATTATCGAATTCATCAATGCGCACCAAATCGACGTGATTATTGTCGATCCATTTGTCAGCTCGCACAGGCTCAACGAAAACGACAACGGGCAGATGGACCTGGTCGTCAAAGCCTGGGGGCGAATCGCCGACCAGGGCAATTGCTCAGTGGAGCTCGTGCATCACGTCAGGAAGGCGCAAGCGGGACAATCGGCAACCTATGGCGACGCTCGCGGAGCATCCGCGCTGACAGACGCGGCCAGGCACGTTCGCCGGCTGCAGAGAATGACGGCAGAAGAGGCTCGGCTTGCGGGGATCGATGAAAGAGAGTTTTGGCAGTACTCGCGCGAAGCCGACAGCAAGGACAACTTAGCGCCTCCAAGTCGCGACAGCTCTTGGAGGAAGATGGTGAGCGTGGAGATCGCGAACGGGGACTCGATCGGCGTCATGGAGCCCTGGCAATGGCCGGATGCATTCGAGGACGTGACGGCCGAGGATCTGGCGCGCGTGCAGGCGCTCGTGCGCGACGGCGAATGGCGCGAGGACGTGCGCTCGAAGAGCTGGGTCGGGCTTGCCGTGGCGCAGGTACTCGATCTCGATGCGAGGGACGAGGGCGTCAAGAGCAAGATCAAGACGATGATTAACACTTGGATTGAAAACAGAGAGCTGAAGGTCGTGGAGCGGGCCGATGCTCAGCGCAGACCGCGCAGGTATATAGAAGTAGGAGATGCTCCTTCATGGACGATGGATTTTTAAGATGCAACGTATGCAAAACCGACAAACCCGAAGCCGATTTTTACCCTAGCGAGGCCACGTTAAAGGGTTATAAGCGCTGCAAGCTTTGCTGGCGAATGATGCGTCAGAAGAGAATCAACGACGATCACGAAAGCTATTTGAAGCTGCTCTTTGGGCAACTTAGAAGCAAGAGACGCTCCCAGGACTTCGATTGGGAGATCGAATACGAAGACCTATTATCGATTTGGGACGCCCAGAAAGGCAAATGCGCGCTCTCGAATCTCAACATGACGCACCACCGAAGGGGCGGGAAAAAGCTGCCATTTAACGCATCTATCGACCGCATCAACCACAACGAAGGGTACGTCAGGGGCAACGTTCAGTTGGTCTGTAACCAGGTAAATACGATGCGTCACACGCTCAACATCGATGAATTCTGGTGGTGGATAAAGACCATTTGGGAGCACCAAAATGGCTAGTTTTGACCACTTTTCTGCTCCAGTGCTCCAGTTGTGCTCCAGTTGGCCAAAAAGACTGGAGCAGCCAATAAAATCAATGACTTACGCAATTCTGCTCCAGTTGCTCCAGTTTGTTTTTGCTCCAGTTCATTTTTGTTGTCGATTTATGTATGGAAATCAACGACTTACAGAATCTGCTCCAGTGCTCCAGTTGCCCTATATAAATATATATACAACTGGAGCGCTTACGCGCTCCGAGTTCATATATTTATCTTATGGCGGCGCGGCGCAGCCGCTCGCGAAGCAGGATTTCGCAACTCGA